ATATTTGTAAGAAATAATAAAGACAATAATATAAGTAATCCGTATATCATATGAAGTGTTATATAAAAAACGCCCTTATATAAATTTAAATTAAAACCACTCGCATTTTTGAAAAAATATAAATAAATCTCAATAATATTATAATTTGATAAGTCAATCATAATAATTAAAACTTTAATAATTATTATGATTTAACACATTTAATTGTGAATAGACGGAACACAATGATGCGATATTTTACATCGTCGCGTGCCATTGGGGCATCTTTTTTTAGGATATTTTGTTTTACTACTTTGTAATAACTTATTTTTTTTATTATTTGTTTGTTTGTGTTTTTTAATATTTTTTTCAGATATGGTGACAAATTTTTTATTTTTCTTTTTTGACTTATTATTTAAATTATAATTATTAACACATAAATCTTCTGTCATAAATTTATCCCCGATGAATTCTTTACATTGCAATAATTGTGTATATTCTGGATGATTTTTCCAATCAAGAACACCCTTTTTAATTAATTTATTTTTTACGGTGGATAAATTATTTATGTAATCAGAATCACCGTAAATATTATTTAAGCAAAAATGTTTATTGCAACTATAATTGTCCATATAATACATAAAGATAATAAATAGCTGCACACCGACCAAATTATTCATTTAATAACATTAAAGCCATTGCAGCATAGTTGTGCAAATCTAATAATGTATCTTGCAACCCTTCATCATTTACTAAATTAATACCGTTTTTTGTGATTGAAATCGCACGTTGTAACTTATCTTGTATTCGCATAAGAACCCCTATTGTTCCATATGTTGCAAATGCATCTCCGTAATCGGTGTTTTTTTTAATAAATAATTCCAACGCGTTATTTTGTATTGTTTTTAATTGTTCAACGCGGTTCATCTTTAATTATTATTATACTTATTTGTTTATATCTTTATAAACAAATAAATTATTTGATTAAACACGTTTTTTTAGTTTCATTGTATCTAAACCCATTTTTACATCGTTTTCGTTTGTGTTCGGTTATAACGCATTTATTTAATTTTTTATCCATTCTGCTTCCTGCGGCGCATCTGGACATTGTTTTTTTCATAACACATTTAAGAGTTTTTCTATCTCGTAACGCGCCAGTTTTGCATCTCGGCATTTTAATATTATATTTTGTTTTACACGCCTTTCTGTTATAAATTGGAGATTTGTGCGTATAACAATAATATAATTTATTGACTAATTTATCATTTTCCAATTTTTCAGAAGTGGCGCCTTCTTTTGTTAATTTTTGAATTCGTTCGATAATTTTATTAATTTGTTCTTTTTCTGTATGTATATTTTCTTTACAAGATAATTTTAAACATTTGGTTTCATTCATCTTGACCTTCATATATATTTATAATATATTATATTAGACAAAAGATTGTAAAAATAAAAAAGGGCGAAAAAAGCGCGCAACGCGCTTTTTTCTTTAATGTTAAACAATAACCTACAATTAAAGTAAATTAACGATAGGTTTATAACATTTAGATATGTTGCTTCTGCACAATGCACATTTGATTGATACATTTTCATTTCTATTTCTAGTATGTTGCACCATTTGGTCAAAGCAAGAATTACAATAAGTGTGGTTACAATTTGTAATTACCTTGTTTGGCGTGTTAATTGTATTCATACATATCGGACAATCTTCTAAAACTTCTGTCTCCATCATAAAAACGTGTTCTATTTCTAATGGAATAGATTGTTTAAACTTAAGGTTCATAATTATTTTTAGATTATCATGATATAATATGAAATTTTTGTAGTATGCTAGTTCAGGGGCTTCAAACCTCTGGGGTATTCTGTTTATCATAAAAAACTCTTCCATCATAATTGGGCACCCATAAAGAATATGGGGTAAATTGGTTATTTGACTTCTCACAAAAATGTAATTTGTTATTAATATACACGATGTTGCGTAAGGCGTCATTCGTGAAGTTAATCTTAAATTGCGTACCAATACATTTAATATATTATTATAATATCGCTGTATTTGGTGTAGGGATTGCTTAAATTCATTGTTTGTAAATGTAATTGCTTCGTTTCTTGTCATGGTGCCATCAGGTATATTAGTTAAAATAGTATTATATCGTTCGCATAACTCTGCTAAACAATTTAATAATAATGGGCTTGTACAATTAGACGCAGTGTGGTCTGTACTTTTACAAAAAGAACATTTACGACTCATTTTAATTTGTGGTTGGTTAAATCTTTATATAACATCATATTATTTGTAAATTATGGTTTCAAGTTTTTGTAATATAAAGTAAAAATTAAATAACTAAAAAAATTACCAAGATACCCAATAAGTTTAGTTATAAACAATATTGTAATGCGTATTTAAAGAGATACTATTTTTATATATAATTATATAATGTCATTAGAGTTAAAAAAATTTGATATGAAAAATATTACATTTAAATCAAATGATACAAAAGGGCCTGTTATTTTTTTAATAGGTCGTCGTGATACAGGGAAAACATTTTTGGTGAAAGATTTATTATATTATCATCAAGATGTTCCAATAGGAACGGTAATTTCAGGAACAGAGGAAGGAAACGGATTTTATTCAAAACTAGTTCCAAAACTTTTTATACACAATGAATATAACACCGCAATTATTGAAAACATACTAAAAAGGCAGAGATCCGTTTTAAAACAAATATCAAAAGAGGTTGAAACATACAAAAAAAGCAATATTGACCCAAGAACATTTGTAATTATGGATGATTGTTTATACGATAATACGTGGTCTCGTGATAAAATGATGAGATTATTATTTTTAAATGGTCGGCATTGGAAAGTCATGCTTGTGGTAACTATGCAGTATCCATTAGGAGTTCCGCCAACACTGAGAACAAATATAGACTATGTTTTTATTTTAAGAGAACCTTATATTGCAAATCGCAAAAGAATATACGAGAATTACGCTGGCATGTTTCCAACATTTGAGTCATTTTGTCAAGTCATGGACCAATGTACGGAAAATTACGAATGTTTAGTGATAAATAATAATGTTAAATCAAATAAATTACAAGATCAAGTATTTTGGTACAAGGCGGATAGTCATAATGATTTTAAGTTGGGCAGTAAAGAATTTTGGGAGTTGTCAAAAGGTATAAATTCTGACGACGAAGAAGAAAAATACGACCCGTCAAATAGTAAAAAAAGAGGCCAGGGGCAAAAAATTAATGTAAAAAAAACAACTAAATGGTAATAAATTATTTTAAGATTTTTTTTAACATTTGCTAATATATGTTATCATTTATTTTTAAGATTAAATTAATATTTAAAATTATGACAATACTATACATTATTTTAAGTTAAATAATATTATCACCATCAAGCACTCCGTGAGTTAATCATCACAAAGTATTTATAATAATAAATTATTCTAAATTATTATTATATGATTTGTTTTTTATATTTTGTGTATTCGTTGTATTATGTGGGGTGTATAAAAAAAAATAAAAATTTTATTTCTTAGTTGCAAATGGCCCACTTACTAAAAGACTTTGACCATAATCCGTTTTACCAGTAACTATATTTTCGCCTTCAAATAATTCATTACGAATATCTTCGGCACTAAGAGATGTATTCTTTTGTAAAACTTCTATTTGAGTATTCATATTATTAATACCAATCAAGTTTCCATTCTCGTCAATTGTTTGCGTTAATTTAGCGCCCGTTTTTTCCGCCTTTTTAATATTATCTTCAATTGCTGATTTTTTTGCCTCTTTAATTCTCTCATCAAAAGTGCTTTTTGCATTTGTTTCATTCTTAATTTTTTCACTCATAAGTTTATTTAGTTCTTCTTCTAAATATTCTACCCTTCCCGTCTTATAAGCTTCAGGATCCCAAGGCATCCACATTCCAACAGGCCCAACAAAAACATCATGTGATGGGTCTTGCTCACGCAATAATTTGCATCTCATTTCAGCTTCTTCTAATGTAGGAAAGGTTCCTCTTACTTTTACGCCGCGCGTGCTTGTCTGAAAATTATGCGCAACATTAAATTTAGCATCAAGTTCTTCCTCATTCTTATCAACAAATGTTTTATATTCGTCGGTGATATTAAGCTTACTTAATTCCCCTTTTTCTTCTTGGACAAATTCAGTAAAATCAGAATACACATCATCAAACTTTAACTTATATTTATAAGATAAAAAATTTAAAAAAGATACAAACTTTTCCATTGATTTATTGAAATTATATTTATTTAGGAATTCTTCAAAAAAGAAATTTTCCTTTTTTTTAAGAATGTTTTCAGGAGAAACAAATGACATACAAACAAATTTTTGTCCTGCGATTGGTTTATCTTCGTCAAGCAAATCTACATACTTGCTTGGCGGTTGTTGTTTGCTATTACTTTTACTTAGATATTCAGACATTTTATACTTTTAAATACTTGTGTTTAAGTTTTTTAATTATCAATATATATTTTTTTCTTTAGATTTATTATAATGAACGGAATGGTGAATATAGGAGAACTAGTTAAACGACTAATAAAATATTTGATTCAGGGTCTAATGATTGCTATTGTTTGTTATGCTGTGCCAAAACGCTCATTGAATTTAGAGGAAATTGGAGTTATTGCACTTACTGCGGCGGCGACATTCTCTATTTTGGATACTTATCTTCCATCCATTGCGGTTTCTGCAAGAACCGGGGCTGGTTTTGGAATAGGTGCTAACTTGGTTGGATTCCCTATGTAAATTATATAAATTTAACAAATATTATTTATATAATTCAAATTGTAGAAATAAACTCCCAGTTTAATTCTTG